GTTAAGTTAAAGGGATTAGAATTTAAGTGTCCAACATATACTGTTGGTCAACCTATCACTGGTACAACATATGATCCAGCAACTGGTGATATGGTAATAAAAATTGCTAATCATGGTCTTTCAAATGGTGATTCTATTAAATTGAAAGAAGAATCAATTACCTTTAGTTGTGGATTTGGTGGCGGTGGTCAAGTTAATAAGTCATATCCTAGAAGCACTGATCCTGCTTTTGATAAGTATATGACTATTTCCAATGTTACAACAGATACTTTCAAAGTAAATGTTTTATTTGGGATATCACCTACAAATACAGATGCACACACTTTTATCTCAGCAACATCTGATTCGGTTCAATCTTTAAATTATGTTGGAGTTACAACTTCATTATTCCAAGATGAAAGACCTAATGCAAAGGATAAAGAAAAAGCTTTACCAATAGTTGGTATTGTATCTGAAAGAAGTTTTGAAGTAAAAGTTGGTATGTCAACCATTCCACATATCTACCACGGTGGTGGATGGGCATATGAATTCTGGAACGATCTAACTATGGGATCTGGTTATCGTGAACCAGTTGCGATTGGAGTTACTGATATAGAATTTACCCATAAATTTGTAAGTTCTGCTAATAATGCAATTACTGCAAATACAGGAACACAATATACACCATCAACTGTTGATTATCATTCTGCAAGTGGTGAATTGGTATTGACTGTCGGAACACATAATTTACAGGCAGCAACAGAACACACTCCAGATAGTGTTACTTACAGTGCATCTACTGGTAAGATAACAATTACAATGGCTGGTCATCCATTTGTTAATGGTGATTTAGTTAAAATTAAGGATTATTCTATAGCACTTAAGTGTGAAATGGATAATTATGGATCTGTTCACAAATATCCTCGTCCTTCAGATCCAATAAGTGGAAAATGGGTTGCTGTTCAGAATAAGACTACAAATACCTTTAAAATTGATGTAGGAACATCACCTCTAGTTTCCTTTACACCAACTGATATTGATTATGATCCTGTAACTGGTTTGATGGAGATGCATATCGGATCTCATACTTTAAGACCAGGTACTAGTATTAAAATTGCAAATAATTCTCTAGGATTTACTTGTGATGTTGATAACAATACATCAGTTAAAACATATCCAAGATCTGGAGATCCTGCATACGATACTGCAGTTAAAATTGAATCTGTAACGGATACTACTATTACTGTACAAACATTATCAACAATACCTTCTACAAATACCACTCGTCATACATTTGTCAGTGCTACAAGCAACTGTATAACCACAGGTGGCAATTATACTCATCAGTTCGATTCAGTAGTACCAGGAGGCATTTTAAAGGCATCTAATACAGTTACTATTGTAGATGAATCATTAACATTTACTTGTTCTAGGGATAATTATAGAAGTAATCATCCTTATCCAAGAACAACTGATCCAGCATCTGGAGAAACATTAGGTGTTGAAAGAATTGCTAATAATAGTTTTACTATTAATGTTGGTTCTGGTGGTGGAGGTGGTAGAGAAGCTATAGTTGAGGCTAAGATTGCTAAGAATAAGCATAAGTTTGTAAGTGCTAGTGCAGGTAGTATTACTATAGGTTCTGGTGGTGTTTTGACACCTACTAATGCTAAGTATGATCCAGCAACTGGTGAATTAGTAGTAATAAAATCTAGTCACGGTGTTGGTGGTGCAACCACAATGACACCTTCAGATGCTTCATATAATGAAGTAACAGGTGATCTAACAATTACTAAAAATAATCATGGATATGCCCAGTTTGATAGAATTCTTATTGAAGATAATTCATTAACATTCACTTGTACTAAAGATGGAAATGTAACTAGACATCATTATCCAAGACCTACTGATTATGCTAGTGGAAGATGGTTATTCATTACGAATGCTTCACTTAACGCATTTACAGTTAATGTAAATCCAAATCCATCATCAGAAAAATATCCACACACCTTTATACAACCAGCAATAAATGGATGTATTCAGAAATCTAATGAAACTGTCACAATTGCTGCAAATTCATTAGTGTTTACTTGTGAGCAAGATCAACATCAAACATTACATTCATATCCAAGAACAACTGATCCTGCGTTTGGTGTATCATTACCAGTAGGAAAAGCAACTGCTGATACCTTCAGGATAATGGTAGGAAAATCACCTGCAGGAACAGGTGGAGCATTAGATTTGATTGTCAAGAATGGTGGAGCAAAATATGTTAATCCAGAACTTCAAGTTCCAGATCCAATTTATGAAAATGTTCCTGTTGTAGGTATCTCTAGATTGGGTGTAGGTAAGACTACAGACACTGGTAGTAATCTTCTTATGAATTTGGCAGTTGGTGCTGCTAAAACTAGTGTTGGTATTGCTAGAAGTATGTTTGAGATTTCAGAATTCCAAATTGCAAGACCAGGACATTCGTTTAAGGTTGGTGATAAGTTTAAACCACAAGGATTGGTTGTTGATAAGAGGTTACAAAAACCATTACAAGAGTTTGAACTTGAAGTTGTAGAAGCATTTAGTGATTTCTTCTCTGCTTGGCAATTCGGTGAATTGGACTTTATTGATAGTATTGCACTAATGCAAACTGGATCCAGAAGAAGATTCCCATTATTCTTTAATGGTCAGTTACTATCATTTGAGGTTGATCCTGAATCTGCATTATCTGATCAAATAGATTTAAATGCAGTGTTGTTGATATTTGTAAATGGAGTTCTACAAACACCTAACATCTCATATCAATTTGAAGGTGGAACTACATTTACCTTCACTGAAGCACCAATGGCAAGTGATAAAGTGGATGTATTCTTCTACAAAGGAGAAGAAGGTGTTGACATTGAAATAGTTGATGTAAATGAAACTGTAAAAATTGGAGATGATATTCAACTTATCAAACATCCAGATTTCTTAGATCCAGATGTAGAACCATTTACAGAGACTCAGATAACTACAAGACCAGTTAAAGCAATATTAGCATCTGATTTAGTTGAAACAACAATATACACGGGTGTTGGTATAACAGAATTTTATGCTAAACCATTGGATTGGACTAAGCAGAAGACTGATGTTTGGATTAAGGGAGATTTAATCTCAAAGGCAAGAGAACAGTTAGAACCACAAATTTATCCAACAGCAAAGGTTATTGCAAGTGTTGCATCTACTACAGGGGAAACTACTAATACAACTGATGGAATCTTTGTAGATGATGCAGAATCATTCTTCTACGAAGAAGCACCATTACATCTTAAGGTGGAAGATAGATATGGAGTTGCCATTGAATCTGTTGACGCATTGTTATTACCACCTGCTAACTTTGTAGGTGCTGGAATTACTGCAATAGTAAGTAATAAAGGTGATATTGAATCATTAGTAATCAACGAGTCAGGTAATGGATATGTTGGTGCTGCTATTACATTATCAATCGCTGCTCCAATTGGAGTTGGTATTGGAACAACTGAGAGAAACAAGTATGCAGTTACTGGAATTTCAACTTTTGCAGAGGCAACCGCTACAGTAACAAATGGACAAATCACTGGAACCACAATAACAAACATTGGTTTAGGTTATACCCATTCCAATCCACCACAAGTTGTAATACCTCAAGCATATTATGGATCTGAAAAGATATTGGAAATTAAGAATGTACAAGGATTTGCTGGTATTATTACAGGTATTTCTACATCAGCAGGAACAAATGGACATCCATTAGCACTAAGATTTGCTTTCCGTGCAGATAAACCAACAACTGATTTGCAAGCAGGTCATTATGTGTATATTTCAAATACACCATTTACTGTTGGTGGTGCAAAAACTGATGCTGAATACTTACCATTCAATGATGGATCAATTCAACCAACTAATAATAGATTTACTGCTGGTATAGGTGGAGATCCAACTACATCTGTTGACAAGAATGATAGTGAAATTATTGCAATTGGATCTGGTTTTATGGACAATGTTTATAAAGTTTCTCAGATAGCATATAGTTCTGGTGAGAATGGTGAAATTGTTTGTAACATTAAGAGTACAAATGATGTTATTGCTGGATTAGCTGCTACTGGATTCCATGACGCAGGTGGAGTTAATATAGATGAACCAACCAATATTGGTTTGACTACAACTTATGGAAAGATATCATGGGGTAGATTATATAATGTTACTAGAGCAGATTCACCAATTTCTATAGGTGTTACTGGATTGACGGTTGATTCTGGATTAACCACATTCCCAACAATTCAAAGAAGAAGTTATGCTAGATCTTCTTTGAAAGGTTTGAGGAATACTGGTGCTATCAGAATTCAAATAAGTTAATCAATAATAATGACTATAAATAAAGAAAAAAAGTCTTAGTTAATAAAAATGTCGGCAATTGTTACTGATCAGTTTAGAATTCTGAATGCGAATAACTTTGTAGAATCAGTAGAGTCTGATAACAATTCTTATTACGTTTTCATTGGATTACCAAATCCATCTGCTGTTGGGTTTGGAAGAGATGCCAATTGGAATACAAATACACCAGATCCTGTAGATAATTTTTCTCGTCATGCTCATGTTGGGGACACTATGATGTATGGTAAGAAGATTTCTTCTGCCAATATTAGAAGAATTATTAGAAGAATTGACTGGACTGCTGGAAATCGTTATGAGATTTATAGAGATGATTATAGTGTAAGTAATCCAAGTCCTATAAAAGAATCGAGTAGATTATATGGTGCAAATTATTATGTAATGAATTCTGATTTCAAAGTTTATCTTTGTATTTCTAACGGATCAACTGGTGAAAATCCAAAAGGTAATATTTCCCAAGACGAGCCAACATTTACCGATTTAGAACCATCTAGAGCTGGTACTAGTGGTGATGGTTATATTTGGAAATATCTGTATACAGTATCTCCATCAGATATACTTAAGTTTGATTCTACTGAATACATTACTGTTCCTAATGGTTGGGCAACTAGTACAGATGCTCAAATTAGAAATATAAGAGAGAATGGTGATTCTTCAGTAAATAATAATCAAATTAAGCATGTATATATTGATAAAGCAGGTGGTAAGTATGCTGATGGATTAGGACAAGAAGTTAAAATTATTGGTGATGGAGTTGATGCAAAAGCAAGGGTTGATATTGTATCTGGTACAGTTAAAGATGTTACTGTAAGTTCTGGTGGTCAAGGTTATAGTTATGGTGTTGTTGATTTAGGTGCTTTACAAGACACCCAACATCCATCAAATCAGAGAGCAAAGTTAGTTCCAATCATTCCACCATCTCTTGGACATGGATATGACATTTATACTGAACTTGGAACCGATAAAGTATTAATTTATGCTAGATTTGACGATTCTACAAAAGATTTTCCAACAGACACTAAGTTTGCACAAGTAGGTATTGTAAAGAATCCAACTGAAGTTGGAACTGCCAATACTTTTACTGGAACTACTTTTTCATCTTTACACGCTTTTAAATTTAGCACTGTTAGCGGTACGCCAACTATTGGTGAGGAAATCACACAAGATGTTACCGATGAAAAGGGTGATCCACAAAAAGCCCGTGCTTATGTTGCTTCATATGACAAAGAAACACAAGTTATGAAGTATTTTAGAGATAGATCTCTAAATTATACATCTACAAATGATCAGACTGATTATGCAGGAATTTCAACATCTGGTCAAATATATTCATTTGAATCTACTGCTAATTCTGTTAAAGGATCTTCTTCTACTTTCTCAGGAATTATTGATACGGGATTTAGTGGAATTAGTACAAACCCATCTGGAACAAAATTAATTAATTTAGAAACTACTTTCATTGAAGGGTTATCTAAACCTGAGATAAATAAAGGATCGGGGGAAATTGTTTATCTTGATAATAGACCTTCGATTGCTCGAAATACT